CGGTGCCGTTTTTCTCGTACGTTTGTAGCCGCCATTCGTATGGTGCACGCAAATAGGCGGCGGTAGCCAACTCGCCCATAAATCCGCGTTGCACGCGCTCGGTGATCACGTCCCACAAATCGGGTTGGGTGGCCTCAAGGTTGCCCCGGTGTATGTGGCGGCGCAACGCCGCGTCGTCACCACGCAAATAGGCCAACCACGTGTTGGTGTTTCGGTCCACGGTGGCCATTCGCCCCGGATCGAAATTCACTATTACCGTGCCGTCTCGGTCAATAACCAACACGTGCCACCGCGTCCAATCGCGCCAACTCGCCTTTCAATTCCTCAATGCGTTGTTCGAGCACCCGCAACCGGACCATGGCCGCAAACGTCAAATGGGCTATGTGTATTTCTTGGGTGTGTTCGTGCAAATCGTTTAGTGCGTTAAAGACGGCGCGCCCGTCGCCGTGGCAACTAGCGAGTAGTTCACTCACGGCCATACACCGCCACTAGGGCCAAGGCCATGCACAAACCGAACACCACCCAAATGTCTAAAAACGTCATGGCGTGTAGGTGGTCCAATTCCACCAACCGCCGCCCGAACCCTCAACGCCGGCCCAAATGAGAAAACCCAACGCCAAATTGGTGTCTGGGTGTTTGAGATCGTCGCACGTGACGTTGAACCCGTGGTGCGCCGCCCAACCGGTTGGCCAATTGCTCGAGGGTTGCACCCACGTAGGGCAATGAATTTGTAGCAACCCGATACTTGCCCCCGAGTCCCCGACGGCCTGAGGTTGGCAACCCGATTCACGGCCCATAATCACCGTGAGGGTGGCCAACTCGGTGTCCGGCCAACCGAACCGTTGCCCGTATGCGGCCCATTCTGAGCACGTCCTAGGGGTGGGGGTTAGCGAGGTAGGGGTAGGGGTTTTTGGTGCGTCTGGCGTGCCCGTAGGGGCCAATGGGTGCACAACGTACTCGGTAGGCAACCCCTCAATGGAATACTCGGTGTTTGGGTTGCTTGGGTCGCGTACGTCGGGGGCCGGTCCCCACCACAAAATGCCCGCCCATGCGAGGCCCAACGCCACCATTTTGGCCGTGTAGGTAATCATGCCGCACCCCCTTGGGTTGGTGTGCTTGATAGGTGCTCAAGACGTGTCGGAACGCCCCACGTTTCCCATTGGTTGCCCCTGAACGCCAATTGGGCCAACGTGATCTTGCCGTCCGGTTTGCGGAAAATTTGGACCAACACGTGTTGCCCGGTGTCGAGTGTCCCTACTAGCACCTCGTAAAAAATGAGGTTAGGGGTTGGGTTTTGTTCGGGTGTTTCCGGCACGTCGCTTGCCGCCTTTCGTAGTTGTCGGTTCCACCGTAGTGGGGGCGTGTTCGGGGGTGGTGGATTTCCCGAACACTTGGTTGAACGCCTCGCGGACCTTTTCGGGGTTGTTTGCGAGGCCTTGGCGGATCTCAATGTGGAACCAATCGCCGCCGGGTGTGCCGGTGATTGTGGGCCGGGTGTACCTAATCCATGCCTCGGACGCGTGCGCCTTGGGTATTGACGTGCCTACGCGGTCCACGCGCCACCCGCGCCCGTGCTCGGGGAAATAATCGAGTACGCATTGCACGCCCAATAGTTCCCAATTGTCCAACACGGTGTTGAGCCACGTGAGTGCCTTTATGCGTCCGTTGTTTACACCGAGTTTTCGGGGTTCTATGCGCCGCCACGATAGGTCCATGGCCACGCCTCGAGCGTGGTTACTGATCACGCCTCGGGTGCCGTTGTCGCCGGTGCCTCGAATGTTGCGGAACGCGTAGGTGCCGTTGTTCCACAATGCGCCGCCCGAGGTAATGGCGGCCTGTTTGGCCCACTCCTCGGTGCCGGCTAGCGGGCCGGTTACTACGGCGTAGCCGGGCACCTTGTATTCAGGCATTAGTGCTTTTCGTCGTCTTTTGCTACGAACATACACGCGGTTTTACGGTTGCCAATAAGCGTTGAAACGTAGGCCAACACACCGGAAACGACGGGAATTGCCAACGCCACCAATTCCATGTCCCAACCTTTTTTGTAGGCCACGTACGACACCAACGCAATAATTGCGCCTTTGAGCGTTTGGTCCGCCGTTTGTAGTTGCGCGTTTCGATCCATGGCTACGGTGCCGACGGGTAGGGGTTTTCGGCCTTTACTTTTGCCACCGCCGCACGCCATGCGGCCTCGGTGCCGTCACCGCGTTGCCATTCGAAAAACAATCCGTCGGACTGTTGTTCGTACGCGGTGCGCCTGTCGGCCTCGACGGCCAAACATTTGTTGGCGTAATCCACTTGCGGCCACGCGGCGTCCAATTCGGCTTGCGACGGTTTGGCACCCGGCCCGAACCATTCGAGTGTTGCGTAATCGTTGGCGTTCAACGTCCACGTTGCGCCGGGATAGTTTGCGGTCAAAACCGCCGCGTAATCGGTCATGTTATGCAACCTCGATTGCCGTAATGGTGCTTGCGTTTCTCGGTGTGTAGTTGTGGTCGCTATCACTTGAGGAACGGTTGCAATAAATGGTGTCGGTTGCCGAACCGTTGTCTAAGTAGGCAAGATCCACGCCGTACGTTATTGCGGACGCGGTGGCCGGTGAATCCAAATAGACAAGGCTCAACGTCATGGGTGTGCGCCCGGTGTTGTAACCCGCCGCCGCTACGCGCAAACGGTTGCTTGACGTGTCGCCGCGATACGTGGCCGTGTTGCCGCCGGTGAGTTTTGCGGCGACACCTTGAGACACGGCGGCGGAACACACCACGCTCGCAATAACTAACACTTTGTTTGACGCACTCGCCGGGGTAATTGCCACGGTCAGGCCGGTTACGGACGTAAACGTCCCCACACCGGTGGACGCGCTAAACGTGTCCGTTTTCAACGTGCTAACCACGTTCACGATTTTGCCGCCCGTTGCACCCCACGTAACCCACGCGGAACCGTTGTAGGACTGCAACCCGGTGCCCTCGACGTAGGCCAATTGGCCCTCGGCCAACGTTTTTTCACCTGATCCACCGAACGCGGCATCACGCGTCACCGTGGACGCAAACACCGGCACCCCGGTGCGTGCGCTCTCATTCATTTGTGCGGCGGTCAAAACCTGACTAGCCGTAAACGTTGGTACGGCGGTTTGTGCGTTGGCACCCATGGCGTAATCCTAACCCAACACGTTGGTGCTATTGAGCACGCCCAGCACCGGATCGTCCAACACCAACAAATACACCACGGTGGTGTCGGCGGTGTAGAACGTGAGTGTGTGGCCGGTGTTTAGATCTATTTCGCCGTTTATGCCCTCAACCGAGAGTTCCCTAGTTATGGTGCCGTAGTTCTCGACGTTCACCGTTATTTCTATGGTTTCGCCAATGTCTATTGTGGCCACGGTGTCGCGTTGCGCCTCGGTGAGCATGGCCAAATTGACGGTTAGGGCCGTCAATCGCGGCGACGGTTGCGGCGTAAGTAGGTAGGCGGCGGCGGCGTCAATTTGTCCCTGTTCGTGCAACAACGATTGCCCAATGTCTCGAGCCTGAACAAAATACTCGGCTTGGCTTGCTAAATCGTCGTCGGTGGCGGTGTCGCCGTCCAACCCGGTGACGGTTGCACGGTTCACTACTTGGCGTGCGTCAAATTGGATAGCCACGGAACGGTATTTGTAATCGGTGCCCTGATCCGAAAACACGGCCACCGGGGCGGACAACGTGTTGCCGATACGGTTTTGGAACGTGAGCGTGCCGTCGGCGGCAATGAATAACCGCCCGAATTCGGCGGTGCCGTTTATTTGTTGCAAATAGGCCAACACGTTGGTACCCGCCGGTACGTCATAGGCGGCGGAATGGCCCAAATCCACGGTGCCCGTTGCAATGCTCGTTGCGTACGGGTAGGCCACCTCGGGCAATGCCAACACGGTGGTGATTCGTTCACCCGACGTTTCGGCGGACGGGTTGAACGCGTCAAACACGGTATTGGCCAACAACCAAAAATTGTCCACGCACCGAACCGTCACCAAATTTTGGCGATCTAGGTTGTATTCGTAATCGAATGATTCCACTACGCCGTCAAACAATTGGACGTTTTCGCGGAACAACCGAACGCGCCGCATAGGTGCGAGACCCGGTTGGTTGCTCGCGGGATCGTAGTAAGGGCTTGACTCGTCGTACGGGTTGAGGATTCCGCCCGCCAACGTGTCGTTCAACGTGAACGACATGGTGCCCGCACCGAATTGGTCAAATGGTTGTTGGCGGCCTCGAGCGTACGAAACACCAATTACGTAATCGGTTATGTCGGCGTACTCGGTGTTCGGCCCCAACGTGTAGGTGGTGTTGTTCAACACGCCTTTTTCGGTGTCGTCCAACCGAAACGAATTTGTGTCCCAACCCGTGTCCAATTCCACCGTGTAGTCGCCGGCGGACGCAACCACCCCCGGCATTTAGGCCACCTGAATGTCTATTACGCCCGAACGGCGGTTGTATTGGCGTAGCGCGTTCACCAATTTGTCGGGCAATGACGCGTCCGCCAATGTCGAATACACGTTTACGGTGACGTTGCCCATGGGGTTGGCGCGGTTCAACGGTATGACGGCCTCGGGGCCGCGTTCACCAACCAACGCCAACGTAGGCGCGGTCACGATTCCGCCGTCCGCCAATTCGGGAATGTCCGGCACCGAAAACCCTTTGTTGCCCAATCCGGGCACCCAATCGGGGAACGTGAACGACAAACTCCCAATGGTTGAGTTCCATAGCCGGGCGATTGTGTTGAACACCGTTTTGTAAACACCCAAAACGAATTCGAGGTAACCCTTGATTGCGTTCAATGAGTATTCAACGCCCGTTTTGATTGCCTCGAATAGTTTGTTTACGAATTCGCGGAACGTTTCGGATTTGTTGTACGCGATCACGAACGCGGCGGCCAACGCGGCCAACGCAATTACGACAATGCCTATTGGGTTTGCGGCCATAACGAAATTCAACGCCGCTTGGGCGGCCTTTACGACGACAAGGGTTGCTTGGTAAACTTTCATTGCGGCGTTCACCGCGAGCACCGCCGCCGCCAACCCGCCAATAACGCCCGCAAGGATTAGAACCACGTTGCTATTTTCTTGCGCCCACGTGGCCAATGGAATGAGTTTCTCGATTAGGGCCGTTACGACGGGCAACAATGCGGCACCTATGGTTTCTTTTGCCTCGCCCATTTGTATTTGCAAATTGGCCATTTTGCCGGCGGTGGTGTTTGCCGCGTCCGCCGCCGCGCCTTGGTGCAATGTGAGTGCCACCAACACGTCCTCGAATGACGCACCCTCACGAACCAAACCCTTGAGTGACGGGTCCAATTTGGCTAGTGCGGCGGTCTGTCCGTTGGCCGCCTTGGCCATTGCGTCGGTGACGGTTGCAAGATCCTTACCGGTTGCCGCCGCCAAGTCTTGGCTCGTTTTCAATAGGTCTTGCGCGTAGGTAACGTCACCTACCGCGTTTGCGAGTGTGGCCAACGCCGGGCGTAGCACGTCGTCCGACGTGGCCGTAAGCCTTGATTGCGCGCTAATGAAATCCTCGGTCGCGGCCACTTGTTCGTCGGTTGCCAACGCGCTACGGCGCAACACGCCCGCCAATTGCTCTTGTGCGGCCTGATCCTCAATTGCGGCCTTGGTAGCGGAACCCAATCCGGCGGCCAACCCGGCCAATGCGGCGGTGGCCGGAATGGCGGCCTTTTTCAACGCAAATTGGGCTTTGGCCCCCGCCCCCTCGAGTTGCTTGAATTCTTGAATTGCGGATTTTATGCCCTTGCCGTCAAACTCGGAAACGATAGGTAGGGAAACGGCCATACGGCAACGCTAACCGATTAGCCCGGTCTGTTGAGTTCGTTTTGGGCCTCGCGCATAACGCGGTTCACCAATTGTTGCATTTCGTCGTCCAACACCGTTTTGTTGCGTTCGTAACTAGGCCACACCGTGCGCGAGGCCGTGCCGTAGCGTCCGCGCAACATGGCAATGAGTAGCGGGCCGCCGACGGTGCCTACGCGCCTACCGTGCGAACCCATGCGTGACGGGTTGCCTACGGTGCCGGCGGATTTGCGGCCCGCCATGTCGAACACCGTGTTGGCGAACCCTTTCCACACCATGCGGAACGTGCCGACGTTCTCGAGGTTGCCGCGAAATTCTTTTACGCGGCGCGTGGAAATTTTGGCTTGCAACGATTTTACGGCCTTGGTGCCGTTCCACCCGGACGGCGGCAACACCTCATAGCCGCTTGCGTATTTCCACCCTGAACGATCCATGCCGGACACCGGGCCGATTGTCGGTATTGCGGCTTGGGCGGAGTCAATCAAGGGTTGCACGATCTTTTTGTAGTCCTTGGTTATTTCGCGGCGTAGTGCGGGCGCGGTTTTGTTCAACGTTTTGAGTGCGTCCTTGAGGCCTACTACGCCCACCTCGAGATCAACGGGCACGGGCGGCCCTTTCGGCCTCGCGGTTTTGTTTGGTAATCACGTCCACCACCGTAGCCATGTCGTATTCGTCAAATTCGACGTTGGGTGGCCACCACCCGGTTGCCACCAAGATTTCTGCTAGGCGGCGGCGGTAGCCGCCCCCGTAGGGTTTGCCGGTCCCGTTTCAATTGGGACGGGCGGCCCCTCAAGCGCGGCCTCGTAATCGGCCAACGACAAATTGGCCTTGGGGTGTTTGGTGCGTTGCAACGCGTACCACGTAAGGATCACCATGTCTTGGCCGCGTAAATCGGTGGTGAGTTGTTGCATGGAACGTTTGGTGTGGCGTTCCCAATTGAGCACGTCTATGAAACGTGTTTCTACCTCGTGCGTTTCGCCAGCCAATGGCACGGACCATTTTATGATCACGTCGCGGTACGTCCGTTTCGGTTATGAGGTTGCGGCGGCGTAGGTTCCGCCGGTGAACGTGAGTTGCACCTCGCCCAATTCACCGAGGTTTGCGGCCAACACGTCCATTGCCTCGAGGTAGGTATTGGTGAGACTGAATTTCGGGTTGGTTGCGGAAACTCCGGTGCCGTCCACGGGTGTGCACTCGACGTAGCATTGCGTGCCCACTAGCGGCGCAATGGTGGCGTACACCTCGGCGGCCTCGTAAGACTGATTGAACGTAACGACAAATTGGTTGGAGTTCATGCCGGCTTGGTAGAAACGGTCCCGCGAGGCCATGCTTGAGGATTCCAACGCGTCGGCCTGTCGCGTGAGTACCGCGCTCTTGGCGAATTCGGAGAGATCTACCGACGAACCGGACGCGGCACCAATCTTTACCTCGGGTGCGGAGTAGTAAACGGTCTGGGGCATTGCCATGGGTTATTCCTCGCTTTCGCTACGTACTTTTCTAGCACGTTTCGGTGTCGGTTCGGCGGATTCGTCGGCCTCAATTGCACCGGTTTGCAATAAGTAGGTTACGTCCACCTCGGACAATGTGCCAGCCTCGAATACGTCACCGGGTTGCCTGTCGGCAAATGCGTGTTTGACGGTGTATTTCATGGCCCGATTTTCGCCCCTATGGTGAGTTCGTAACTTGCGTATTCTTGCGAACCAATCGTAGTTACGGTTGGGCGCACGTCGGTGAGGCCGATTTGGGCGCGGCGCACCATGTCCGCCAACTCGAGCAATTTGGACAATGTTTGGTAGTCGCCCGGCCCTATGCCAATGATTTTTACGCTCAACGTCATGTCGAACACGAGGTTGCTATTCATGCGGATCACGGGTGCGTCCACCAACGCGCACGGCGGGTTGAGGTTGCGCGGATCGTCAAACACTTGCAACCCGGTAATGGTTTGTAGTTTGTCCACCACGTTGTCGTAACCCAATTTGAACGCGTTTACGGTGGCGGTCATGCGATTGCCGGCCTATTCACCCCTAATAGGCGCATAATCTGGCCCATGGAACCCGTGGCCGGTGTCCCGGTGCCCAACGGGTCAAAACTCGCGTATTGGTCAATAGAACCGCGCTCACGGTACAACGCGCCCGCAAACATGATCGTGCCTAACAACACGTCTTGCGACGGCACCGTGGTAAGTGAATCGAAATAGCCGGCCTCTTGACGTTTGCGATAGGCCCACGCGTTAGCCGCCGCTACGGCAATTACCAATAGGTCATTGTCGCTTGAGGGAACCGTGGTAGTGAACCCCAACCAATCCTCAACGTCGGCTTTGGTGGCCCACGTGCACGTAATGGTGTAGGTGATTGTGCCGGCGGCGGTTGTCCGGGTCACGTCCGAACCGGTAAGCGCGAACATTACTTGGTTGGGTATGAGCACGGAATCGTTGAACACCAAGTCGCCCGCGTTGTTTGTGCCCGTGAATTCGTATTGCGGCAACGCAACGACAACGTAGGTGCCGTTGAATCCGGACAAACCGGCCACGGTTATGGACTGTCCTACCGCGATTTCGTTCGCGGTAAGGGTCTGTAGTACCGCGTAGTTGGCGGTTAGTTGCTTGGACGTGATCGTGTAAACGGCCACCGGGGCCTACCGATCAGACCCAAGTAATCTTTTGCAACAACGTTGCCTTGGGGACGAACGTTGCGAGGTAGCCGTAGTAAGTAAAATTACGGCCCAAGAGTTCCGGGTCCTCTTTCGTCATGATCCCGCGAATGTTCTGGTAGATCTCCATGCCGGGGCCGTGGAACACCACCATGGTTTTGGCGGCGCAATTCGAGTCCACAATGGTGCGGAGTCCCAACGGGTTTGTGGTGGTCCAATTGGTGACGTTGCCCGCGCCCATGGTGTTGGTGCCCAAAAGGTTGGGTGCGCCGATTGCCGGGAACACCGGACGCTTGTCCTGATCAACGAGCGAACCAATCTTGGCCCACGAGTCTGGTCCCATAACAATGTGCGTTGGGAAAAGGTTTGTGCCGTTGGAAATGTCGCGGGCCGCGCCGTAGAGGAACAAAATGAAATCCTCGGGGGTGCCGTCCCATTGGCCAAGGTTCGTTGAACCGGACACGCAAGCGTCCACGGCCACGTCGTCGGCCTTGATCAGATACTCGCCCGCGAGATCGTCCAGAATCGCGGAGAGTGCCGCCGGATCCGTGAAATCAATGTCCTGTTGCGAAATGAACACGCCGCCCGCAATCGTGGTGCGGGTGACGGAGTTTGACGCAATGATCGCCTTGGTGCTCGACACGGCTTGGCCCTCGGTCTGGGTTGCCTGAGACGTGTATTGCGAGAACGTCGGACGAATGAAACTCTTGCCGTTGCCGTTGGGCATGGCGCGGGTTCCAACCTCGGTTAGGAACGGTGCAACGTAGTTCTTGCCCACGAACACCGGACCGAGAACGGGTGTCGGCAAAAGGCCGGGCGTGTCGGTGGTGAGATCTTGCGCGAGCGCGGCCTGAATGGCGGTCTGGCTCTTGGCAACATTCTGTTTGTACGCGGCGTTCACGTTCTGCCACGTCTGGCCACCCGCGTGGTACGCGGCGAGGTATTCGGCGGCGGACGGCATGGGGAATTCACGCTCGCGTGACGCGGCGGCCCACACCGGGGCGGTTGGTGCGGCGGCGGGCACCTCGACAAGTGCCGCGACGGTTTCAACTTTTGCGTTCTGAATTTCGCTCATGTTGTTTTCCTTTTCTTTTGCCGCCGCTACTTGTGTGATCTTTGCTTGAGGGAACGCCCCCAACGGAACCAACGATAGTTCAACCCAACGCGCATTAGCAACAACCAACACGCCGTTGTCGTCGTATTCCGCGTCAATCGGTTCCGCGCCGACGCTCACCGCGTCTAGTACGCCGTCCTTGGCCAACTCGAGCGCGTCATTACCGGCGGCGGTTTTGCTTACTTTTGCCACGAAATACACGCCGTTTTCGTCCTCGGTACGTTCGGTAACGACACCGATTGCACGCGTTAGGTCATGGTCTTGAATGAGTTTCGGGGCGGGGCCGTCCACCGGTAACGAACCGGGGAGAAATTTGACGGTTGTTCCGTCGGACACGGTGGCCTCGACGTTGTACGGGGCGGCCACGCCCATGATCTCGCGCCGGCCCTCACCCTCTTGCGCGGAGATTGCAACGGGGGACGCGGTGAAACGGATCATGGCCCTACTTTACACGCGCCGGTGTTGCAACGGGTGGCACGCCCGCGACGTTGGGCGCACCACCCGCCGTTCCGTTGTCGTCGCTTTCGTTGTAGGCCATTCCGTTTTCCTCGAGGTACGCGTCCACGTCAAATTCGACGTAGCGGCCTCGCGGCAAAATGTTGTTCATGCTCAACGTCTCTTGTATGCAATCCGTTAGTGGTTTGGCCCCGAATTGCCATAGGTCATAGCGGGCACTATCGGCGTTTTGGTACGTGTAGCCCGGCACCGACACGCCGACAAGGTACGGCGGAATGTTCGCTAGTCGCGCCATTTCCAACGCCATAAATTCGCGTGATTGCACGAGTTGCAAATCGTCGGGTTTGTGCGAGGTTTCTTTGTAGTCCACGTATTCGTTCAACGCCGCAACGGTGGATTGTTGGCGGGCCGACGCAAACGCCGCCGCCATGTCCGCGAGATCTTGCGCGTTCATTGGTTCGCCACCGGTTTGTTTCAAGTAGCCGCTAGGGATTTCGTTTGTTGCAAATCGTTCGGCGGCGCGTTGCAACCTCAACGTGGTGGTAATTGCGGACACGCCTTGGTAAATCAATCCGCCATTCGGGCTAAGGAATTGCACCACGTCGTTGGTTTCAAGTGGTGCGCCTTGGAACGTAATTTCGTTTGACGGTCCAAACCATTGCGGCCCGGATTGGTCGAGCGTGTAAACGTTTTGCGCCGGCAACCACGTAAACGCCGACGGGAAACCGTTACCAAATCGTTCGGTGATAGCCCAAAATGCGCGCCCAAACATGAGTAGGTCCGAGGCCGTGTTGGCCATTATGAAATTGCGCGTTACGTTCGGGTCCGGTTGCATGGTCCACGTGTCGGGCGGCAAATAAATGCGTTCCATGCGTTCGCCGTTCCATTGGTAAGTGAATTGGCGCAACGTGAGACAACCAACCATTGAACAAATGAGATCACGCGCCCGAGAAATCGTCGGCACTTGTAGCGCGGCCTCGACGCTTGGGTCCGCCGTGTAGAACGTAAATTTGTCGATCATTGACGCGCCCGGGTTGAGGCCGCCGGGCGTCAGTCCACGCGCCGCACCTATCGCCGCCTTGGGTGCGTCCGTGGTTTTCTTACCGAACAATGCCATGCGACAACACTAACCCGCACGGGGTAGTGAAACGGCGGCAAATGCGGGACGGCCCGCCGGTTGCCTCGAGTGCACCAACAACCCGCACGCCGCCACCATGCAACGCGCCAACTCAATCGGCCCGGGTGATCGTTGAGACGACAACGAAATGGTGCCGTTGGTGCGGCCCGCTACAGCGCGCCCAACGTGTTCGGCCAACATGGTTTCACCGGTGTGCAACAACCGACGCTCAAGAATCATTTGGCGCACCGCCGCCGTGTACCGCGTTACCTCTTGGTAGCCCCAAATTACGCGGCGGCGTTGCAACGCCAACGGGCAATGCAAATCCAACGTAGGGGTAACGGCTAACACCAATTTGGGGTCCGCCGCCGCCATGGCCTCAATGCGCCGCCACGTTTCGGCCATGGTGTCCACCACGAATTCAACGGTGGCTATCACTTTGTTGTCGGGTGCGTGATTGACGCGCACCGCGCAATAACGGCCCTCGTCAATGGACACCTCAACCGCGAGCACACCGCCCGGGGCGGGTTTGTCGCCAATGGCGTTGCCGGCCCACACACCGGGTTGAATCCACCCAGTATCCGATTGCACCCATAGGTTCACGCTCGAGCGTAGAAACGCGGCACGGTTCGGGGCGGCGGCCTCAACGTGCAACGTTTGCTCGGTAATCGTGTAACCCAATGCGGGGTTGGCGTACCGCCACGCCTCAAGCGTCATAGGGTCCAGATCTGGCGGCGGTGAGTATTCCGCAAGGTACAACCCGGCGTCCGTGCCGGTGTCTATGGCGCGTAGGCCTTGCTCACGCCAACGCAACATGGCGGCGGAATCCTCGGTGCCGGCGGTACTGAACATTACGCACAATGGGTTAGGTTTTGCGCGTTGCGTAGGCAACAAACCAACGTCCAACGCCTCTTGCGAAACGCCCCACACCTCGTCCACTAGCAACAAATCGGCGGACAATCCGTGGCCAGCGGACGGGGTGGCGGCGCGGACAACCCACGTGCAATTACCTAGCCGTAGTTCGTTACGCCCGTACGAATACTTTACCGTTGCCCCAAATTTTTCTTTGAGCATTGGGGCCACGTCCTGAAACAACGACACCGCTAGATCGAGTTTGTGCGCGGTGGTGATCACCAATACCGGGCGGTTTTGTTTGGCCGCATACACGGTGCAATACCAACCCAAGATTGCACGCAACAAAATGCTTTTGCCGTTCTGTCTGGCAACCGACACCAAACCAATGCGATTTAGCCACGTCCCTTTACGGTGCCCCAACAAACAATTGGCCACGTGCCGTTGCCACGGCATGAGATCGACACCCAAATGCGTTTTCGCCCATTTCGCAACCTCGAAACCGTGCGACTGAAATTTGGCCGGCATGGCCGTTTCCAATCGCGGGCGGGCCATTCTCATTTCGTCGGATTTGGACCGAGCACGAACCGGTTTCGGTTCGGTCTTGCGGGATACACGCAAGACTGGGCGCGGGAC